ATGATTTATGTATAATGCCGGTTCCTCACAGGAAGCGTGGCCGAGTGGTTGAAGGCAGCAGTCTTGAAAACTGCCGACGGGGGAACCCGTTCGTGAGTTCGAATCTCACCGCTTCCGCCAGAACACTACAATAAGCCCTTGAAACTCAAGGGCTTTTTTGTTTCTCCCGCCTCCCGAGCAGTGCGCAAATTGTTGCGTTCCTGCCTCATCAATTTACATGTTGCGGAAACGGTTTCCGCAACCCCTCGTCATTTCGTCGGCTTCACGACCTCGCCAACCCTGCGGTAAACCTTCTGCGTGATCTGCTTGTCGGTGTGGCCCAGCAGTTTGCTCGCGTCTTCGAGACTCGTGATTTCGCTCGCCGCCTTCGGCCGGATGTCGCGGAACTGGAACGCTTTTATGCGCTCCGCCAGCTCGGCCTTGCCGGCCTTCTTCGCCTCGTCGCCTGCTGCCGTGCGCGCGGCCTCGAACCTGCCGCGCAGCATCTTCATCGTCAGTGGCTGGCCGCCTTCCGTGCACACCAGCTCCCCGCTCATCGACTGAACCTGGCGCGTCTGCAGGCGCTCTACGCACGTGCCGAGCTCCGTGGGAACGTCGTCGATTTTGAGGCGGATGCGCAGCGCGTGGCGCGTTTTGTTCTGCCGCACGTGCAGCTCGTCGTTGCGGATGTCGTGCCGGCTCATCTTGAGCACGTCCGCCGGCCGCTGTCCCGACAGGTAGCTCAGATCCATCGCATCGCGCAGCGCCTCGCTCCCGGCCTTGTAGACCGCGTCCCACACGTCCGCTTCCGCGTAGTAGTCGCGCGGCGTTTCCTTGTTCTTGCGCACGCCGCGGCACGGGTTGTCGCGTTGCGTGAAGCCCCATTCGCGCGCCATGTTGAAAACGTGGGAGAGCAGGGCGATTTCGCGGTTTGCCCGGACCGGCGCCGACCTGGCGTCGCGGTAGCGCGCAACGTCCTGCGGCCGGATAGCATCGATCGGAGCGCTGTCGAACACTGGACGCAGCTGCGACAGACACAGCATGTTCTCGCGCTGGGTCGATGGCTTTTTCTTCGGCAGGATGTCGCGCACGTATTGGTCGAACGCGTATTTCATGAGCGATGCGTCCGGCGGCGCCTCGACGCACTCCAGCTCGGCCCACTTCCTTTTCGCCGCGGGCAGGTCGGTGCCGAGCGGGATCTCGACCCGCTTGCCGTCCGGATCCCTTCCATTGTAGTAGTAGCCGGTCCACGTCTTACCTGATTTGAGCGTTCTCGTCCGCGCGAGCATGCGCGGCGGCAGCTTCCTGCCGCTGGTTTTTGGTCGCATTTCTTACCTGTTATCGAACCTTGGAAAAATCGGGTTGCCACCCGGTCGCCTCGGGCGCCGCCAGCAGGGCAGGGTTAATGCCCGCCAGTTTCAGGCGCGCGTAAAGACGCCCGACCTTCGGTTCGCCTGCGCGGTTCCGGATGAACACCCAGCCATTCTGAGACAGCCAGTCGATCTGGTCGCTCTTGCGGCTGCAGCCGGATATCTCGCAGACCTCATCCGCGCTCAGCGTTTCGGACGGCAGTGGTAGTTCAAACATTGCACTCATCATTCAATCCTTATGGGCGGTTGTCGGTTCCGCAGTTCGGGCAATCCTCAAGGTACCTTTGTGTGCCACCTATAAATCGGCCGCACCCTGTGCAGTTCATAGTGTCAGGTCGCTTCGGACGCGGTTTCGCCAGTTCGATTCCGGTGCCGGCGAGCGCCTCGGCGCGCTTTACGTATTGCATGTCGACGGCGGGGCGCGTGCGCGCGTCGATGTAGTCCTTCGGCCACGGCACGTCGGATGCGCGATGGTTGTGCCGTTGCTGCGCCTCCTCTCTCGTGAACACCTCGGCGAGTCGCATGTCGGTCGTGTAGCCCTTGCCGTCCTTCGCCCAAAACAGCATGTCGTTGCCGACGTAGCCGCGGCTGTCCTGCAGGTAGAACAGGTCACTCATCGCGCGCCCCGCCGTGGGTGCTGGCCGCGCGCTTCATGGCGCGGATTTCATCGGCAAGCTCGTCCATTTCCTGGACCCATTCAGCACCGTCGCCGGGGTACTCGGTCACGCCCGTGGTATGGTCGTAACTACCGTGCTCGCGGTCGTAGTCCTCAACTTTCTTGTCAATCAGTCTCACCACCTCTTCCAGCGCCTGATTGCGCACTTCTTCCGCAGCGGGTGCTGCTGCGCTGGGAGCGGCCGGGTGATCGTAAAGCGGCCATACTGGGTTGGACGTCATAGGGGCGCATTTCGTGTGGATGCGCGAGCTGTACAGCATGGACCATGCGACCTCGTGCGCGGGGCGGCCACCGGCGCTTGGTTCAGCCTCCAGCCATGCCACCGGCTTCGCCTGCACCTGTTCCGGCAATACTGGAGCGGCCTGGTTGCGCAGGTTTTGCAGGCGCTGCAGCGCGACCACGGCGGCCTCAGCCTGGGCCAGCGCATCGTCGAGCGCGGTGTGGTGCACGCCGCGCGCGCGGTCGACCTTCACGTGGGCCAGCTCGTACAGCGTGCGGGTGTCGCGCACGTTCCAGAACTTCCACGGCGGCGTCATGCCGCAGGCGCGGTACGCGGCCTCGAGGAGCGGGGCGTCGAAGTTCGCGCCGTGGCACCACGGGTGCTCGGCTTCCATGAGTTCAAGCCAGCACATGAAGCGCGCCAGCACGACCGCCAGATGCTGAGCATCGTCGCGGAATGCCGCGGCGCGCGCGGCGTCGCTCTGCTTCATCCACCACGCCACCGTATCCGGGTCGATCGTCAGGCCGGCCGCCGTGCACGACGCGAGCGCGATTGGCGCGTAGAACGTCTCGCCGAGGCCGGACGGGCCGAACATCACGGCGCCGATGCTCAGGATCGCGGAGCCGGGTGTCGTGCCCATGGTCTCGATGTCGATCATGACGCCGCCCAGGTGCGCTGCCGCGGGCGCCGGGTCCGTCCAGGTCAGGGCGCCGGCCGGGCGCGCGTCGTCCTTGCGGCGGTTCTCGTTTTTGGTATCGGACATCATCGTTTTCCTTGTCGGGTGTGCTGCGTTCTTATCTGAATTTGGGCCTGCCGCAGGCGCTCCTCGGCGCGCTGGCGCAGTTGCTGCTGCAGCTGCAGGTCGATGCGCATGATCGCGACCTGTTCGAACATCGCGCGGGCCATCTGCTCGTCGCTGCCGTAGAGGGCGCGTGCCTGGTCGAACGTCATGCTCATGCGGCGACCCGGGCGAGCTGCTGCTCGTGCACGAAGTTCGCGCGGATCAGCGCTTCGGACACCGGCGGGCAAACGCTGTTGCCGCACATGCGCACTTGGGCCGACTTCGTGAGCGGCACGCGCGGCAGTTGCAGCGGATCGGCCGCGGCCTGCACGCCGTCGGCGAACAGCAGCGCTGGGTCCGGGATCTCCTCGATGACGTAGTCGGCCGGGAAGCCCTGCGCGGCGTACAGTTCGTGCGGCGCCAGCATGCGCAGGCCAATGTCGACGATCTCGTAGTCGACGCCCTGGATCGTTACCAGGCCGAAGCGGTCCTTTGTCGTCACGGTGTGCAGCGGCTCCTCCAGGCGCGGATCCTGATCGGCGCCGTAGTACTTCACCAGGAACGCGCGCACCTCCGCGTGATGCTGTCCGCCGGCGCTGACCGTGTGCAGCGGCTGGTCGACCGGCGCCGTGCTGCTCGTGCCGCGCAGCTTCACCAGCGTGCTCGCGACGACGGCCGACTTCCCGCCGCCGCCCGCGGTGGTCGTTGCGAGCGGCACGTCGGCGGCGTGGCCGACGCTCTTGCCCATGTCGCGCTGCACGTGCGCCACGACAACGGCCTGCTGCGATCCCGACGCCGTCAGGGTCGACATCGGCGCGTCCATCGGCCGGCCGGCCTTCACGCCCACGCGCTCCTTGTTGTGCTGCGCCATGAACGCGGTGACGAGGCCGAGCGCGTGCGGCGCGCCGGCGGGGTTCTCTTTCGGCCCGGCCGTAATGGTCGGCACCGGTTCGGCAAGTTCGCTGCCGGTCGAGCCCGAACGGAACTTCGTCAGGTGCGCCGACACCAGGCCGAAGTGCCCACCCTTCACCTGGCCGCAGATCGTGCGCACCGGCTCGTCGACGGCGAACACGCGCTGCGTGCTGGCGTTCGCATGCTCGTTCAGGAAGGCGCTGACCAGCGCGTGCTTGCCGCCGCTGACGATCGTGCCGAGCGGCCGCTCAATGTCGAGCGCGCGGGGCGCCTGCCCGTCGCGCTCGCCATAGCCGGTCTGTACGAGCGTGGGCGTGACGACGGCGAAGCCCGGCGCCGACGTCACGGTCCGGATCGGCTCGTCGCTCGTCCACACGTTGGGCCCTCTGCCAGTGGTCTTGCTATTCGCCGTGTTCACGATGAACGGGTTCGCCGCGTTGACGACGTAGCGCATGATGCCCTTCGCGATACGGCGCAATGTGGCTTCGGCCAGTGGACGTTTGCGATCGAAAATGCTCGGGCACGGCAGCGACCAGTCGATGCACTCGGCGGCCGTGCGGTGCGGCGCCTGCAGGCCGGCTAGCACGGCGGGCGACGTCGGAGCGCCATGCGTCGGCGCAGGCCAGGTGATCGGCAAGCCGTCGCGGCGTGCGACCAGGAAGAAGCGCTTCCGGATCGTCGGGGCGCCGAAGTCGCATGCGCGCATCTCGCGCCAGTCGACCTGGTACCCGTGCGCGCGCAGCTGGCGAACGAAGCTGTCGAACGTCTTGCCGCGCTTCGCCGGATCCGGCCTCGCCTTGCCGTCGGCGTCGATGATCAGCGGACCCCACGTCTTGAACTCCTCGACGTTCTCCAGCATGATCACGCGCGGCTTGCACTTCGCAGCCCAGCGCAGCGCGACCCAGGCGAGGCCGCGGATGCGCTTCTCAACCGGGGCGCCGCCCTTCGCCTTGCTGAAGTGCTTGCAGTCCGGCGACAGCCAGACCAGCGCGACAGGCTGGTTGCCGGTGACCGCGATCGGGTCGACCTCCCACACGCTCTCGCACAGGTGCTTCGTGTGTGGGTGGTTCATGGCGTGCATCGCCAGCGCTTCCGGGTCGTGGTTGATCGCGATGTCGACCGGGCGGCCGAACGCGGCCTCAAGGCCGGTCGACGTGCCGCCGCCGCCGGCGAAGTTGTCGATGATGAGCTCGTGGCCCAGGTCGAGCGACAGGGTGAAGGCGTCACGCTTCATACGGTTTCCTCACGGTCGTTGGCCTGCAGCTTCTTCACGTCGACGCGATCGCGGCGGATCTGGTGCCGGCGCGCGACCGCCTTGATGACGATGTTCAAGGTCGGGTGTTTGAGCGCCTCGTCGAGCGGGGTGAGCATGTGCAGCACGCTGTACACGTACTCGATCGCGGCGCGGTCGGGTTCGAACTGTTCCATGTCACGCTCCGTCGGCGGCCGGGCGCGGCGCATCGATGCCCAGCACGCGGTTGATCGCGCTCTCGACGGCAACCTCGCCGTGGGCGCTCAGGATGCCGGCCAGGCGTGCCGCGAACATGCGCGCACGCTCGTTGAGGTCGGCCGGGCAGTCACGCACGGCGCCGTCAGCGGCGCGCAGCACGACGTCGCGCATCTGCTTTGCGGTGGCCATCAGCGGACCCCGGCGACGACGGTGATGCCGCACGGCTGGTCGCCCAGCAGCTGGGCCGTCAGCTCGGCCGCCTCGGCGCTGGTGCGGGCGAGGGCGCTGAACGTGAGGCAGACGGTGGCGGTGCGCGCCGTGATGAGAAAGGGGCGCATGTTCAGTTGCTCCCCAGCTGGGACATCACGACCAGGATGACGACGACGGCCGCGATGGCGGTGATGGCGTCGACGACCAGGTCATGCTGGGTGTAGCGGGTGGCAGCGAGCAGCTTAGCGTACTCGGCGTCGTGGGGATGGCGGACTTCCATCGGTTCTCCTGAGAGCTATGTCGATGGAAACAGTATAGACCTGCTATACTTTAAAAGTAAAGAAAAACTATACGAAGATGGTACAAAAAAACCCGCTTACTGCGGGCTGGGAGGTCAGCGCAGCCACCTCTTGAGGATGCTGTCGATGCCTCCCCAGCGTGTCGATCCGGCTTCTATCTCGTCGCGTGACATGTAGAACGGGCCTTGCTCAGGTATGTTCCCTTTAAACTTCGAGCGAAGTGAAAATTGATTTAATCGCCATTTCCCATCATCAATCAAATAATCGCCGGTGAGGAAATAAGTAACGTCCGCAATATCCCAGAGTTCAGTCGAGCTTTCTGCCTCTTCCTTCGTGTCATAAAAATTTGAACTTAGAACTCTAACAGGAAAGGAAACTATTCCCTTTATTGGTGTTACCAAAGAATCCGTCTTTTTTACGTCATAACGAATCTCGCCTGTGCTGAAATATTTTTTCAACCATTTTAAATTCTTTGGATGTTGAGTAACTTCGGTCCATTCTTTCGGTGGCGACGCCGATGCAACTAAGGACTTGAAATCCGTAACCGGGTCCGGAGTACGTTGGCTGTCAGACGAGGCAGTGGCGGCCGGTTGCTTTTTCGGTGCGGCCGCATGGGTCAGCAAGCACGCGCTGCACAGCAGTGCAAAGAGCACATGTTTATTGTCGAATTTCATAGGTGATCGCTTTCACGCCGAACTACGCGGCCAATTACTATGCAATCCGAGCCTTTGCATAATTTTCTATGGAATCTCTGTTGATTCGGATTGTCGGAACTTAGCCACCATTGGCCCGCATCGCGAGTAAGTCGCTTTACTACCGCCTCACCCTCATAATTTATTGCATAAACTCCACCATCGACCAGTTTTCTATCGAGCGTATTCAGAATAACGGTATCGCCATCATAAAGAGTAGGCTCCATGCTCTCGCCTTTTATGAGAATGGCGATGAGGTGTTCGGCATGTAGTTGCTTACGTTCGATCCAGCTTCGGCGCATCCCGAGCGTTCCGCCATCACGCCCTTCCGGAGCAGTCTGAAATCCGGTGATCCCCGCGGACAAGCGGAGCTTGACCATCGGAATCTGGACAAGGGAATCGTCATCCTGATCGATGGGCACAACACGCATCGCACCTGGGAATAGCGGCGACGTATCCGCTGTCTGGGTGGAGCCCCCCATATTGGCCAAGATCGCTGGGGGGAGGGGCTTGCCGGTCACCTTCGCGATAGCCATGAGCTGCTGCAGGCTTGGGCTGTGTTTCATCGTCTCCCAGTGGGATATGTTCGCCTTCGTGTGCCCGCGAGCAGTTCCCAGTTCAAGAGCCAGCTTAGCCCCGAGAGCCTCCCCAGAGAGGCCGGCCTCGCTCCGCGCTTGCTTTATCCAAGTTGCAATCATTGTCATTAGTTCCATCTAGAAATCGTATAGGAAATCTAAACACATTAGGTATAGAAATCCTTGACCATGCTGTATAGAGTAACTATACTCATCTTACCTGAACTCAATTTCCCAAAATCAAATGACTCCTGAAGAAGCACTCGAGAAAGCCGCATCGATCATTGGATCTCTCCAGGCGCTCGCCGAGAAGCTCGACGTTACAAAAGGTGCAGTTGGGCAGTGGAAGCTGCCGGGCCGTCGAGTTCCGGCTGAGCACTGCCCAGCCATCGAGCGCCTCACGGATGGGCAAGTTCGCTGCGAGCAGTTGCGTCCTGACGTTGACTGGCAGACCGTTCGGAGCAATGCGCCCGTGCGGGTCGGAGGCCGCCGCCCGCTCGATCGGCCGAGATGATTCGACCAATCCCACACCTGTAATTGTCGCCCAGCCAATATTTCCGCGCCTCATTAATTTTAGAGCAACCACATGAACTACAAAGACGCCTTCCACAAGACCGTGCACTCCGCGCCTGGAGGTGTTGAAGCGCTGGCCGTGCGCATGGGCTACACCACAGGCCTGCTGCGCAACAAGGCCAACCCGAACTCGACCACCAACGTGCTGACGATGGACGACGCGTCGCGTGTCATGGAGATGACTGGTGACTACGCGGTGCTGTACGCGCTGGCGGAGCAGCACGGCTTCGTGTTGACGAAGCTCGAGCAGCAGCCGTCGACCGACATGGCCGTGCTGGAGAATGTCACCAGCATCTGGCAGCGGCTGGGCGACGTAGCCACGGAAGTGCAGAAGACGCTCGAGGACGGCCGCGTCGAGACGCACGAGGTCGCCAAGGTGCGCGCCGCCGTGTTCAAGGCATTCCGCCCGATGATGCAGCTGATCGAGCGCCTGGATGGGATGGCCGAGAAATGAGCGCCCGTTCAAATTACAGGGCCGCCGGCGCGCTTGCCACGCGCATCGTGGAAACGTTGCGCGTCAGGCCAAGCACCATGCTGCAGTTGTCCGATGAGCTGCGTGTCAGCCACGCATCGATCCGCGTTCGCCTCTACGACCTGATGGAAGTCGGCCGCGTGCACTACGTGGAGACGCCTACCTGTGGCGGACGCGGTCTCGCGCACGTCTGGCACCTCGGCACCGCCTCGAAGGAGCAGCTGGACGCGCTTGAGCAGAAGCGCGCCGCCCGCAGTGCGGTCAAGGATCGTGGCCCGATTGGCGTTCCAATGCAGGTCACGACGCGGGCCTACGCTCCGACGAACCGTCGCGACCCGCTCGTCGCCGCGCTGTTCGGCAATGGCCCCGGAAGGAGCGCATCGTGAGTGCTTTCGACCTGGGCCCGCTGTGGAAGGGTTACGGCGCCAAGCCGATCGACCCGGCCGCTGTGCGTTTCAAGGCCGCGTCGGCGCTCGTGCATGGCGAGTGCGATGGCTGCCTGTTCTGCGACCAGCGGGCATCCGTGTGCATGCAGGCGAGCGTGATCGCCGCGGCCAACAACATCATCGACTGCGATGGCCGCCTGCCGGACGGCAGAACGGTGATTTTCATCGTCGACGAGAGCGATCCCCGCCAGCTGGATCTGCTGCAAGGAGTGAAGTGATGGCAAATCCATGGTTCCGCATGTATGCGGAGTTCGCGCACGACCCCAAAGTGCAGATGCTGCCCGAGGTGATGCAGCGCCGTTACATCATGCTCATGTGCATGCGTTGCAGTAACGCCCTTGTAACGTTACATGATGATGAGATCGCGTTTCACCTGCGTATCAGCGCGCCTGATCTGGCCGAAACGAAGGCGCTGTTCGTCGCTAAAGGCTTCATCGACGAGGCCTGGAATCTGCTGAACTGGGAAAAGCGCCAGTTCGCGTCCGACAGCAGCGCCGAGAGGGTAAAAGCGCATCGCGAGCGCAAAAAAGCAGCGGCAAAAGAGGCGAGTAACGACGATGTAACGTTACAGCAACGGAAAAGTAACGTCCTAGATACAGATACAGATACAGAAGAAGAACTACATACGTCGCCTGACGTCGACGACGTGCGGCGCTGCCCGGTGGGCACATTGGTTGACCTGTACCACCAGCTGATGCCGAACAACCCGCAGCTGCGCGTCCTGAACGACACCCGCAAGCGCCTGATCCGTGCTCGCTGGCGTGAGGCCGCGGCGCTGGACTGCGAGCCGTTCGGCTACACGACGCGCTCAGGCGGCATCGAGGCCTGGCGTGCGTTCTTCACCGTGTGCGCCGAGTCGAAGTTCCTGACCGGCCGCGCGCCGTCTGCCGCCGGCAAGCCGCCGTTCATGGCCGACATCGATTTCCTTTTCTCCGCGAGCGGTTTCGCAAAGACCCTCGAAAACAAGTACCACCGGGACGCAGCATGAACGACCTGACACACGACGACCACTCCGTATCGATCCGCGCCGAACAACACGTGCTGGGCGCGCTCCTCGTGGACAACGACGCACTGGACCGCATCAGCGATCTGGACGGCGCCCACTTCTTCCGCAACGACCATCGCCTGATCTTCGACGAGATCCGCCGCCAGGTCGTGGCCGGCCACCGCTGCGACCCAATGACGCTCATGTCGACGCTGCAGGGCAAGGTTGAGAACTGCCTGCAGTACCTGGGCAAGCTGCGCGCCTCCGCCGTCAGCGCCGTGAACATCCGCCGGCACGCCGAGATCATCATCGACAAGGCCGCGAAGCGCGCGCTGCACGCCCTGAGCATCGAGATGGGCGAGTTGGCCGCGTCAACGGCGCCGGCGAACGTCTGCGTCGACCAGGTCGCGTCCAAGCTCGAGGCGCTGGCCCAGACCCGCGCGGCGCAGGAGCCCGAGCGCCTGAGCGAGATGATGACGGACTACGCGGATCTGCTCGAGCAGCGCATGGCCGGAGCCGTCCGCCCGGTGCGCACGGGCCATGAGCCCCTCGACGAGCAGCTCGACGGCGGCCTGGAGCGCGGGACGCTGACGGTCGTTGCGGCGCGGCCTGGCATGGGTAAGACCGCGTTCGGCCTGGGCGTAGCCCGCAACGTCGCGGTAGACGGCGCGGCCATGTTCTATTCGATGGAGATGTCGCGTATGCAGGTCATGGACCGCAACGTGTCGGCGATCGGCCGCATCCCGCTGGCGTGGCTGCGCAAGCCCGGCGATAGCCAAGCCAGCAACAGCGACGACCAGGTGTACTGGAGCGGCATCACGCACGCGTTCCAGAAGGCGCAAGAGATGAACCTCGTGATCGACGCGCAGCCGGGCCTGAACACGATCGAGATCCGGGCGAAGGCGCGCAAGACGAAGCGGCAGCTCGGCGCGCTCGACCTGATCGTGATCGACCAGCTCAGCTTCATCACCGGCGGCCAGTCGGAGAAATCGTACGAGGTCGTCGGCGAGCACACGCGCGCGTTGGTCGCGCTGGCCAAGGAGCTCGATTGCGCCGTGGTCCTGTTGTGCCAGCTGAACCGCGAGTGTGAGAAGCGCCCGAACAAGCGCCCGATCATGGCTGACCTCGCGCTGTCGGGCAGCATCGAGCAGGATGCCGCGAACATCATCTTCCTGTACCGCGACGAGGTCTACAACGACGACTCGCCCGACAAGGGCATCTGCGAGGTGAACTGCGAGAAGCTGCGCCAGGGGCGGCCGGGCGTGGTCGGCCTGCAGTACATCGGCGCCCAGACGCGCTTCGAGGATCCATCCACGCCGTGGTACCCGCAGCGGGCTATTCCGGGCGGCGCCTCGCCGCGAGCGACGGGGTTCGGCGCCGGTCGCCGCGCTGGGGTCATGGCGTGAGCGCGGCCGTCTTCCGCAAGGGCCGGATCTGGCACTTCCGCTTCCAGGTCGGGAACGCGCGCGTGCAGCGCAGCACTCGCCTGACGAGCAAGGCGCGGGCCGAGGAGATCGCGCGCCGCGAGTACGACGCCGCTGTCGTGCGCGCCAACGGCGGCCAGCCGGTACCGACGCTCGACCAGCTGGCCCACGACTGGATCGTCGTGCACCGCCCGGTGGCGAGCGCTGCGCACCTCCGCAGCGTCGAGACGTTCCGCCGGCTGCACATGTACGACCTGGGGGCGCTGCGCATCGCGGACATCACGACGGCCGACGTCGAGCGCGTGCGCAACGAGCACCTGCAGGACCGCAAGCCTGCCACCGCCAACCACTGGCTGCGCGTGCTCAAGTTGCTGACGATGTGGGCGGTGAAGCGCGGCATTCTCGCGGCGTCGCCGTGGCGCGTGGCCATGCTCAAGGTGCAGAAGAAGCCGCGCCCGTTCCTGCCGCTGGACGTGGCCCGGACGTTCTTCGATGCGGTCGACGGTGCGACGCTGCGGGCGCCGGCGAAGGCCGTGGCCGTGCGCCTCATGTTCGGCCTGGGCCTGCGCGAGGGCGAGACGCTCACCGCGCGCTGGGAATGGTTCGACTGGGAGCGCTCGACGTACACGCCGGGCATCACGAAGGGCAGGGAGGCCGAGCCGGTACCGATGCCGCGCTGGCTGCGCGACTACCTCGCGCCGCTGCGCCAGGTGGAGGGCCTGGTCGTGACGAAGGCGAGCGGGCAGGCCTACGGCGCCGGCTTCACACGCCAGGTGCTGGGCAAGGCCAACGCCGCGTGCGCGATCAAGGGCATCACGCCGCACCGCCTGCGCGGCACGTTCGCCACGCTGCTGTCGGAAGAGGGCGTGCCGATCCAGACGATTCAGAAGGTCATGCGGCACAAGAGCTTCACAACCACGATGGGCTACCTCGAGAAGAACCTCGACACCGCCGTGCGCGCGGCCGACGTCATCGGCGAAAAGACCGGATTGAGTGGCGCAAATGTGGCGCGCATCGCGGCATAACGCCCGTAAATCCAAGCAGTACAAATTATCTACAGTCATCGGATATCGGCCCAGCCGGGCCCCAAACGAAGGGAGAAAACATGCAGGCAGTACCGAAAGAACGACCGATCCTTTTCAGCGCGCCGATGGTGCGCGCGCTGCTCGACGGCAGCAAGACGCAGACGCGGCGCGTGGTGAAGCCGCGCGATGTTGCGTGGATGGGGGAGCACCAAGGATTGCGCGAGCCGGATAACGCGATTCGTTGCCCGTACGGTCAGGCCGGCGACCGCCTGTGGGTGCGCGAGACGTGGTCAATCGACATGCTCGGCGCGTTCGGCACCGACAAGGGCTACGACAGCACGTATGCACTGCGGTACCGAGCCGACGACGCGGAACGCGAAATCCACGTCGCGCCCGGCGAGCCGGACCCGTACATCACTCTCTACGACTCGCAGCGCGGCGATTGGCGCCCGAGCATCCACATGCCGCGCTGGGCCAGCCGCATCCTGCTGGAGATCGTGTCGGTGCGCGTGGAGCGGCTGCAGGACATCAGCGAGGCCGACGCGCGAGTCGAAGGCGTGACGATCGAGGATCGGCACAAGAACGGTTACTGCGCCAGCGAGTTCCTCCCGCCATCGATCCGCGCTTACCGCGACCTGTGGGAGAGCATCAACGGCGCCGGCAGCTGGGACTCCAACCCATGGGTGTGGGTGGTCGAGTTCACGCACGTGCCCATGGAGCGCCGCTGATGCGCGGGCCGAACCCGGACTTCATCTGCGGCTTCTGCGAGCACTTCACCATGAAGGACGCGGAGCCGCAGTACGCCGAGCTCGGCCTCGGCCGGTGCCATGGTTTCGACAACGAAGACCCGGCGCCGGCCCGCTACGTCGAGTGGGACACACAATGCGTTTTGTTCCGACGAGACGTCGTGAGTTGGCAGGCTCGCAAGCGCTTCGTCGAGCAGAAGCGCGAATTGAAGGAGGCCAGTGCGCAACAGGACGAAAACGGTATAAAAAATATGGAATGACTGCCGGAAATTTCCGGTTGGAACCGGCTAAAATTTCACCTGTAACCCAACAGGAGAAACACCATGTCCACCATCGCGATCCCCGGCATTTTTGCTACTTCGAACCTCCGCCGCGTGCGTCGCGAGGAGGTTGCCAAACCGGCATTCCAGAAGCCGGATCCGTACGCCCAGCTGATGGCGTGCTGGGTCGATTACATGCGCGTGGACGACCGTGACCTTGGTAGCCGCGGCATGAAGTTGGAGAGCGATGCCGAACCGGATATGAACGTGCACGATGCCCAGCGCGTGGCCGACATGAAGATGGGCGAGGCCGTCAACGCGATGATCGACAGCCTGACCGTCCTGCAGCGTGCAGCGATCTACAAGAGCCAGGGCATGGCCACGGCCTGGCGGTTCGCGAGCTCGAATTACGAGGCGGTGCTGCTGCAAGCCCGCGAAGACCTCGAAGAGAAGTTGAAAAAGAATCTTGCAACGCGGACTTATTTTTCGTAAACTGCCGGCATTGGGCGATTTCGCACGTCCAGAGAAAAGTAAGGCCCGCCACTGAGCGGGCTTTTTTCGTTTACATCCCGCGAGAACAGAATGTGATCTGGCGTCGGCCAGAACAGACGAGCGCAGCCCCAGGCGCGCCACGTCGCCGGACGCTGTAACCGGCACGAATTCCAGTGTCTCCATCCCTGACCCGTCAGGGTTTCGCCGCCCGCGCCCCGATGCGCCGGCGGCTTTTTTCATTCCGCACGAGGCCCCGATGTCCAACGAGAACAAACGAAAGCCGCGCCGCGCCGCCGGTGCCGGTCTGGCTGCTCGCCAGACGCGCGCCGCCTCGACGACTGCCGAGACGCTTGCCCTGATCCTGGTCGAGCTGCAGCAGCTGCGCGTTGAGATGAAAGCGCGCGACGCCTATTACGAATCGGTCGGCGTGCCGGTGCGCTCGATCGCCGAGGGCGGATCGTGAGCGTCGAGGCCGAGCTGCACTGGTTGCGCTTCATGGCGCAGGTACTACGTGAAGATGTCATCGTCGACCGGATGCGGAGGGAAGCATGCCAAGCCTGATCCTGATCTACCGCGACCGCATCGTCCGCGCCGTTGTCGGTACCCGCCCGGCCATCCTGGCGAAGGAGGCCGACACCGCCGCCCTCGACCGGATCTGCCAAGGACTGGTCGATGCGGAAGAGGCGAAGGCGCTGCTCTGCGCGAAGGGCTACGGCTCTCCGTCTCAGAAGATGGCCGACCTGGTGCGCGCGCTGCCAGCGAGGAAGTGATGAAGCTGACCACGTTGAGGCCGCGATTGCAGACGACAGGTAGTCGACTGGCGATGCTCGCGCCTGCGCCGCCACGGGCGGTCGAGCGCAAACGTGGTTCCGCCGGTGTGCGCGATCGCGAGCGAATCCGCAAGCGTGACTGCGGCCTCTGCCGAAACTGCGGTCATCTCGGCAAGGACGTCGACCATGACGTGCCGCTGTGGGCCGGTGGCTCGGACGCCGATGAGAACAAGCGCGTGCTGTGCGGAGTTTGTCATGATGCCAAGAGCAAGATCGAAGCGCGTCAGCGTGCGGGCGGTGCATACGACCGCGATGCCGTGATGAGCGTGCTGCGCCTGTTGAAGGCAGAGCGCCGCGTGTCGTAGTCGCCTTGCCAGCAAGCCTGGGAGTTCCAAAGAGGCAACAATCTGACATGCCTGAGTAGGGGTGGGGGTCAAAAGTCTGGAAGGTCTGCCGTAGGACACCACGCTCCCTCCCATTCGCGGAAAAAAATCCCTTTTTTGATTTAGGAAATCAGCAAATGGCCGGCGTACAAGGCAAGAGCGGAGGGCCGCGCCCCAACTCTGGCGGCGCACGTCCCGGCGCAGGTCGCAAGCCCAAGGCAGCGACCGAGAAATCAGCAAATGCAGCCGTGGAAACGAAGCTTGAGCCGCAGGCCCGCGGCGGCGCGTTGAAGCGCAAGAAGGCGGTCCCGGTCGAGATCGAGCCGTGCGACATGCTGACCCTGTTGCAGAGGATCGCGCTCGGCCAGATCGAGGCCAGCGCCGGCCAGATCCGCGCAGCGATTGCTGCGGTCCAGTACACGCACACCAAGAAAGGCGACGGCGGCAAGAAAGAAGAGGATGCCGATAAGGCCAAAAAGGCCGGCGCCGGCAAGTTTGCCCCGGCCGCGCCCCCGCGCCTGGCGGCTGCCGGCGGAAAGAAGGTTTAAATGGTCGAGTGGACAACAGCCTGCCCGGACTGGGCGGCGCGCCTACGCGCGGGCGATACGATTATCCCGCCGCCGATCTTCCCAGACCAGGCAGAGCAGGCGCTCGCGATCTTCAAGCAGCTCAAGATCGTTGACGCGCCGGGCAGCCCGACCTTTGGCGAATCCTGTGCGGAATGGGTGTTCGACCTGGTGCGCTGCATCTTCGGCGCCTACGACGCCGACACCGGCCGGCGGCTGATCGTCGAATTTTTCGTGCTGCTGCCGAAGAAGAACTCGAAGTCGACGGTGGCGGCCGGAATCATGATGACGGCCCTGATCCTGAACTGGCGCCAATCGGCGGAGTTCTCCGTGCTGGCTCCGACGGTCGAGGTCGCCAACAACGCTTACTCGCCAGCGCGCGACATGGTGCAGAAGGACGACGACCTCGACGCCCTGATGCACGTCCAGTCGCACGTGAAGACGATCACGCACCGCGAGAGCAACGCCACCCTCAAGGTGCTGGCGGCGGATCAGAACACCGTCGGCGGCAAGAAGTCGGTCGGCACGCTGGTGGACGAGTTGCACCTGTTCGGCAAGATCGCCAGCGCCGAGAACATGTTCCGGGAGGCGCTGGGCGGCCGCGCGTCGCGTCCGGAAGGCTTCGTGATCTGGCTGACGACCCAGTCCGACGAGCCGCCGGCCGGGGTGTTCAAACAGAAGCTGGACTACGCGCGCAAGGTCCGCGACGGCGAAATCGTTGACCCGTCCTTCGTGCCGATCATCTTCGAGCACCCGCCGGAAATGGTCGCGTCAGGCGAATGCCTGCTGCTGGAAAACATGCCGATGGTGAATCCCAATATCGGGTTTTCCGTCGACCAGGCGTTCCTCGAGCGCGAATTCAGGATCGCGCAACAAGCCGGGCCCGAATCGTTCCGCGGCTTCATGGCCAAGCACGCCAACGTCGAAATCGGCCTGAACCTTCGTTCCGACCGCTGGGCCGGCGCCGACTTCTGGGAAGCTGCGGCCGACAGGTCGATCACCCTGGACAGCCTGCTGGCCCGCTCCGAGGTGGCGGTGGTCGGCATCGACGGTGGCGGCTTAGACGACCTGCTGGGCGTGGCCGTCCTCGGCCGCGAGCGCGGTACCGGCAAGTGGCTACTGTGGTGCCATGCCTGGGCGCACAAAATCGTGCTCGAGCGCCGAAAGGAAATCGCGCCGCGGCTGCTGGACTTCCAGCAGGACGGCGACCTGACGATTGTTGAAAGGCCGGGCCCGGACGTAAAGGGTGTCGTCGATGTGGTCTGCCGCGTCCGCGATGCGGGTCTGCTGCCAGAAAAACATGGGGTCGGCGTCGACGGCGCCGGCATCGGCGCAATCGTCAAGGAGCTGGTGCAACGCGGCTTCTCCGCGGAGCCAGAAACCGACATCGTCGCGATCTCGCAAGGATGGCGCCTGAATGCGGCGATCAAGGATGCTGAGCGCGCGGTCGCAGGCGGCGAGCTGCTGCACGGCGGGCGCCCGCTCATGGCGTGGTGTGTCGGGAACGCGCGCACGCACCAAGCCGGCAATGCGATCGGCATCAACAAACAGGTCAGCGGCACCGCGAAGATCGACCCGCTGATGGCCACGTTCGACGCCGTGCAGCTGATGGCGCTAAACCCAGTTGCCGCCGCTGCCGGTGGACCAGAAATTTACGTATTGGACATGTGATGACCGGAACACTACTGAACCTGGAGGCCCAGCGGCACGATTCGCACGTGCTGGGCACCTGGCTGGCCGGTCGCGACGGCGGCGCCGAGCGCGCCGGACTGGTCGCCCTGGGCGAGAACTCGCACAGCAGCATGACGATGGGCGAGTTGGCCAACCTGCTGGGCGCTTCGCATCGCTCGTCGTCCGGCGCTGCGGTGACGGCTGAAACGGCCATGCGTGTTTCGGCCGCCTACGGCTGCATGTCGCTGATCGCCGGCGCGATCGCCACCCTGCCGGTTGGAATCTACGAGCGCAAGGGCAACGAGCGCGACTCGGCCGACCACGAGTACTGGTGGATGCTGAACGAGAAAGCCAGCGACGGCTGGACGTCGGCCGCTGCGTGGGAGGCGCTGATCTTGTCGAAGCTCTCGCACGGCGACGGCTTCGGCGAGTGGATCCGCCCCAGTTTCTTCAGTAACCGCGTGATCGGCTGGAAGCCGCTGCCGCGCCACACCGTGATGCCATTCAAGGATGGCGACGTCGTGCGGTATCGGATCAGCCCCGGCGACAAACCGTCGTACGTACTGGACCGGGCCGACATCATCCACCTGCCGAGTCTCGGCTTCGACGGACTGACTAGCCCGAGTCCGCTTACCTACGCGGCACTGGAGGCGATCGGCACCGCGCTGGCTGCGCAGGAGCACGTCGGCAAGTTCTTCTCCGGCGGTGCCAATTTCGACTACGCGCTGAAAACGGCATCGAAGCTGGACAAGGAGCAGCTGGAGCTGCTGAAGGCTTCACTGCTGGCACGCGTCCAGAACGGCGGGCGCGGCCCACTGATCCTCGGCGGCGGCCTTGAGCCGGCCCAGCTGAGCGTGAATTCGAAGGACGCCGAAATCCTGGCGACACGCCTGTTCACGGTCGAGGAAATCTGCCGGATCTTCGGCGTGCCTCCCACCATGGTTGGCCACGGCGGCGCGGTCTCGAACTGGGGTACTGGCGTCGCGCAACAGGGTATCGGCTTCAAGACGTACACGCTGCAGCGGCACCTGACGCCGATCGCGCAGGAGTTGAACAGCGGCCTCTGGCCGGTCCGGCAGAAGTATTTTGTCGAGCACATCACCGCGGCGCTGGAACGCACCGACGTGAAGTCCCGCTACGAAGCCTATCGGATAGCACTCGGCCGCGCCGGCGAGATGCCGTTCATGGACACCGATGAAATCCGCCGGCTCGAAAACATGCCATCCAACCGAAACCTGAAAATGAATGGAGGCCAGAGTGCCGAACAGCCTGACCAAACTGCTGGCCAGCAACAAGACGCGGCCTGAACGGCTGCCGCAGTCCAAGATCGTCGCGCAGGGCGACGAGACCGAAATCTATATCTACGACGCGATCGTGGCCGATGACGAGACCGCGTACTGGTGGGGCGGCGTTTCCGCCGAGTCCCTGGTGCCGGCGATCCGCGACATCAAAGGCGGCACGATCCACCTGCGCATCAACAGCCCGGGTGGCGACGTCTTCGCCGCACAGACGATCTGCCAGGCGATCCGCGATACCGGCGCCAAGGTCGTCGCCCACGTCGACGGCTACGCGGCCAGCGCTGCCACCGTGATCGCCACATCGGCCGACGAAGTCGAAATCTCCGAAGGCGGCTTCTACATGATCCACAACGCGTGGACCTGGGCGATGGGTAATGCCAACGACCTGACGGCCACGGCGACCCTGCTGTCGAAGATCGACGGCAGCCTGGCCGCGCAGTACGCCAAGAAGAGCGGCATGGCCGTCGAAGACGTCCGCGCAGCGATGGATGCGGAGACGTGGTACACGGCCGAAGAGGCTGTCGCGGCTGGTCTGATCGACCGCGTTGCCGCAGGCAAGAAGGCGCAGGCCACCTGGAACATGAGCGCTTACGCCAAGGCGCCGAAAGTCGCACCGTCGGCGCCGGAACAGCCTGACCCGGCCGCCACCGAAGAACATCGTGCACGCCAGCAGCAGCGTATTCGCATGCTCGCATGCCGCCCGATTAGCTGACGCTCTCGCGCCACTAAGCCAGCCGCCTTGAGCGGCTTTTTTTACGCCCATCCCGGCCGCGAGAGCGGACCACCTACCGAAAGGCACCACCCCACATGAGCAAGCTCGCACAACTGCGCGCCCAGCGCGACGCCGCGGCCAAGAAGGCCCACGACCTGAACAACAAATACCCGGCTGACCAGCGCATGCCGGCCGCCGAGGCCGCCCAGCTGGACACCATCCTCGCTGAAGTCGAAGCGATCGACGCTGAGATCGCGCGTGAACAGCGTATCGCGCAGGTCGCCGGCGAGAACCCAGAAGCGCAGCATGCTGCAGCGCTGGCCGCCTCGACGCGTCCGGGCGGTGCCCAGACCGACGAAGGCGCCGCGCTGCGCGCAATGCTGACCGGTGGCCTGTCGGCGCTGTCGGCGGAACAACGCAACGCCATGTACGCGCGCGTCAATCCGGACATCCGTGCAGCGATGTCGACTACGACCGGCTCGGAAGGCGGCTACACCGTGGCGACGGAATTCAACAAGAACCTGATCCAGGCGATGAAAGCGTTCTACGCCGTTCGCGGCGTCGCAACCGGCATCCAGACGTCGACCGGCGCACAAATGCTGTTCCCGACTGCGGACTCGACGGCGGAAGAAGGCGAGATCGTCGGTCAGAACACCGCAGTGTCGGCCCTGGATACCACCTTCGGCCAGGCGTCCATGGACGTCTACAAGTACTCGTCCAAGTCGATCGCGCTTCCGTTCGAACTGCTGCAGGACTCGATGTTCAACATCGAAGGCTACATTTCGAACCTGCTGCAGCTGCGCAAGGGCCGCATCCACAATCGTCACCACACCGTCGGCTCCGGCACGGGTCAGCCGCGCGGCATCGTGACGGCGGCCGTGGCCGGCAAGGTCGGGGCCACTGGCCAAACCGCGACGATCACCTACGACGACCTGGTCGACCTGGAGCATTCCGTCGATCCGTACTACCGTCCGGCCGGTCGCTACATGATGCACGACGACACGCTGCGCATCCTGCGCAAGCTGAAGGATTCGCAGGGCCGTCCGATCTTCGTGCCGGGCTACGAGTCGGGCAACCCCGGCGGCGCCCCGGATCGTCTGCTGGGCCGCGAGATCGTCATCAACCAGCATATGCCGACGATGGCGGCCAACGCCAAGTCGGTGCTGTTCGGCGATTTCTCGAAGTACCTGATCCGCGACGTCATGGACGTGACTGTGTTCCGTATGACCGACAGCGCGTACACGCTGAAAGGCCAAGTCGGCTTCGTCGCGTTCTCGCGTATGGGCGCCAATATGGTCGATATCGGCGGCGCGATCAAGTACTACCAGAACGCCGCCTCGTAATCGAACCCGGCGGCCGGCATGGTGCTGGCCGCCAGTCCCGGAGATAAAACATGGCAGAAGCCCAAAAAGTGAAAGCACGCGTCCTGATGGACTGCGAGCACGGCAAGTGCAATGACGTGATCGAGATCGACGCCAAGCAGGTCAAGAGCCTGGCAGGCATCGTCGATACCGATCCGGAAGCGGTCGCCTACGCCGAATCGCTCGCCCAGTAAATCCTGCGCCCGGCCACCCCGGGCGCTCCCTGACCGAACATTGGAAGACAGTCGATGGCCACCTTCACGAAAATTTACGCGTTCGTCGCTGCGCTCGCTCAGAAGAAGCACAACCTCGCGACGGACCAGCTCGTGATCCTGCTGACGAACACGGCGCCGAACCCCGCCACCGCGGCCGTGACGGCGGACATCACGCAGGTCGCATACACGTACTGCTCGACGCGCAACGTGATCACCTCGTCGTCGGGCCAGACTGGCGGCGTCTACAAGCAGGTGCTGGCTGACCTGACCCTGGCCGCCGCTGGCGGCGCCGTCGGCCCGTTCCGCTATGCCGTGCTGGCCAATGCCACGGCCACGAACGGCGACCTGATCGGCTTCTTCGATTATGGCTCGTCGATCACCCTGAACGACGGCGAAACGCTGCTGATCGACCTGGATCAGGCGGCCGGCGCTTTTACCCTGACCTGATCATGACGCCCGCACAGCAAACTGCCCTGCGCGCCGAGATCGTCGATGACCCGAAACAGCGGGGATACCGGGCGCATCTGCCGGGCGATCCCGCGCGCGTCGTCGAACTGCTCACGGCGCCGACCGAAACCATGCTCGGCCCTCTGCGCTCGACCACCGCGAAAGCGTGGGCAGCGCGCGGCCCGTACGCAAGGATCGTTGACGCAAGCAACGACGCGGCGCACGCGTGCCGAGCGTCGTGCCTCGTCATCCGTGAATCGTTCGCCTGTGGCGACATGATCCACGTCGAGGAGACCGACCTGCAGGATATGCTGGGCGCCTGGATCAGCCATGGCGTCGCTACGCAGGCCGAGGTGGACGCGCTGTACGCGCTCGCCATGCAGCCTGCCAGCCGCGGGGACGTCATCGGCGTCCCGATGCCGAGCGCGCGCGACATCATCGACGCATTGAAAGACTGATATGCCTGGAAAAATACTACTCAGCGAACAGGCCGTTGTCACGCTGACCTCGGCGGGCACCTCGCTTACGACCGGCTCGGCCGGCTCGGCGGGCACGCTGGACTGCCGCGCCAGTGGTAACGCGGCCGACATGTTCTCGGCGCTGCTCACGCTGGCCGCGCAGTGGGTAACCGTCACCGGCATCGCAGCCGGCACGACCGTCGCAGACATCTACCTCGTCCCGGCGATCGACGGTGCGAACTACCCCGACATCGACCTGACGGCCGGCGCGTCGTACATGCCGTACACCATGCGCGCCGGCTCGTTCGTCGCGTCCAAGACGCCGACGGCGGGAGCGAGCGCGCTGTTTCAGTCGGCTCAGATTGACCTAATGCCCGTGCTGTACACCGTCTACATCATCAACCGCTCCGGCCAAACGATTTCGAGCGGCTGGACTTTGAAGGCGCTCGCCGCAGCAGCGCAGTACACGTAATGGCGGCGCTGGTCGGCCGGCGCGTGCGCGCCACGCAGCCGCAGCAGGCGCCGCAAATCGACTGGGAAAACCCGATCACCGCGGGCCTCGTCTTCGCCTACTCGATGGGCAACGAGGCGATGGGCTACGGCGAGGACGGCCGCAGCGTCGTCCAGTACCAGCGATCGGACGGCTCGGTCGTCGGTGTGCCCGTCAACACGAATAGCGGCACGGCGGTGCGCTGCCTGAGCGGCAGTGGTGTTGCCTACGCGTGCAGCCTCAATCAGACGTCGGCCAAGGCCGGGTCGTACAGCCTGTTCGCTTTCGCGACCGGCTCGGCCGCCGGGGCCATGAGTGCTCTCGACGACGACGACGGCACGACACGGCGCTTCCAGTTCCGCATCAATGCGAACAAGGTCGAGTTCATCCCGTTTTACTCGGGCGGCAACGGCAGCGTGGTCGCCTCGTCGTTCCTGAATGCCTACGATGCGACCAATGGATTCGCGATGGGCGCGTCGGTCAACGGCACGTCCTACGCCTGCTACCAGAAAGGCGTAAAAGCGTCGGCCACGCTGGGCGGCGTCGCGCTGGCACCGAACCCGACGATCTCCGTCGGCGCGCGCAAGTCGACCGTTCAGCAATGGACGAGCGGCGGGATCCAGCTCGTTGCGATGTGGAACCGTCCGCTGACCGACGCCGAACACCAGTCGCTCGCGGACAACCCGTGGCAGCTGTTCAAGGGCCCGGCCCGGCGGATTTGGATGCCGCGCGCGCCGCTCGGTGCATACGTGCTGCAGGCGGCGGCTGCCGTGTTCGGCCTGACCGGCGCCGCGGCGCTTATAACGGCCGCCCGCCGGCTCGTCGCTGGCGCTGGCAGCTTCGGCATCGTCGGCATTCCTGCATCGCTGCGTGTGGCCCGCCGGTTGCCGGCCAGCTCGGCGTCGTTCGCGATGTCCGGCGCGGCAGCGGCGATCCGGGCCGCGCGCCGGCTGCCGGCGCAGGCCGGCCCGTTCGTACTGGCCGGCGGCACTGCCCAGATGGTGTACACGCCGAAGCAGGGCCCAGTCGGCCCCACGTACACCCTGGGCGCCGCGGCAGGCTCGTTCAGCTTGAGCGGTAGCTCCGCGCGACTGGGGCTTGCCCGCAGGCTGCGCGCGGTGCTCGGTGCGTTCGCGCTGACGGGCACCGCCGCACGGCTGCCTGCGGCGCGGCGCCTGTCGGCCGGCGCCGGCGGCTTCGCGATCGCGGGTTCGGCCGCCGTGTTGAAGTACACCGGCAGCGCCGGCCGGATCGACGTCTCGCAAATCCCGGCCGCACGTCTCGTCGTTTTCGACGGTAGCGGCAGCCGGATCGCGTCTTTTGACGGCAGCGGTAGCCGCGTCGCGGTCTTCGGCGGCAGCGGCGCAAGGACAAATTTGAACGGAGTGAATGTGAAACTGCCAATACTTGTCGGCACGAAAATGACGGTGGACCGCGATCCGGACGAGATCAGCTACTACGGCGCCGACATAACCCAAGAACTGCTTGACCGTGCGACCACAGCGAAATCCGTCGAACTGGTTCTGCTGGGCGTCGTACAAAAGGCGCTTCCTGACATCCAAGTAGTGGCCGGCGACGCCGGGTCACGGACCTATGTCGTCGCCTTCCTGGGTGGTACCGACAGCGATCCGCCCGACGGCTGGAAGTGGGTCGCACGCGTGACCTGCGCGAACGGCGAGCGCTTCGATAAAACTACCTGGTTTAACAAGGTCGACCCATGATCAACATCGCCGATCTTCCCGCGGTGCGCGCCCAGCTTGAGCGCGACGCCGCGGCCAAACAAACCCCGGCACCGGCCGAGGCGGTACCGCCGCAGTACGCCCGCGCTCCGGCGGCGGCCGAGCCGCAGGCGCTCGCCGGCCGGCCACCAGCCACGCAACGGAGCACACGATGACCGATCGACTGATTGTCCCGCCGACGGCGCTTGCGGTGTCGATGGATGCCGCGCGTACGTCCGCGCGCGCGAGCGGGGCCGAGCTCGACACCGAGATCGAGCAAAAGGTGCAGGACTTTACCGGCATGGCCGAGCACGAAACCGGCCGGGCGTTCATCACCCAGACTTGGGAGGTGACGCTCGACGCGTTTCCGCCGGCGATCCGCCTGCCGCATCCGCCGATTGTCAGTGTCGTGCACGTCAAGTTCTACGACGCGGCCGGTGTGCTGCAGACGCTCGATCCGCAGGACTATATCGTCGACACGAAAAGCGAGCCGGGGTACGTGGTGCCCGCGCCGGGCCGCACCTGGCCAGTCACGGCGGAGCGCATCAATGCCGTCGAGGTGCAGTACGTCTGCGGCTATGGCCCGGAAGAGACATCGGTACCGGCCGCGATCAAGGGTTACATTCTGGGCATGGTCGAGAACGACTATTTCCCGAATCCGAACGTCCAGTTTCTTTGTCGCAAGCTCGACCGCTACTGGGTGCCGGGATGACGGCAGCATATCGGAAGGACGAACAGGTCACGATTGAGCGGCCTACGTCAGCGCGCGATCCCGACTACGGCACCGAGATACCGGGCGCCGTAGGTTGGGAGGTCATCGCGGACCACGTCTGGGCAAACGTGCAGGACCAACTGCCCAGCCGCGGCGAGAGCACGGCCAATGGAATGGTCACGGCCGTGACGCGCACGCGGCTGCGCATCGGCGTCGACGACCGCGTCACCACCGCCATGCGCGTCACGCTGCACGGAAAGGGCGGGCGGGTCATGCAGATCATTGCGGGCCCAGCGCAGCTGGACAACCGGCGCGACGCCGAATGGATGCTGGAGGGCTATACGCATGGCTGACGAATCGATTGTAGGCGGGCGCGAGATCGACGCCTTTCTGCAGCAACTGCCAGTGAAGGTCGAACGGAACATCCTTCGCGCGATGTTGCGCGCCGGCGCGAACGAATTCAAGGCGGCCGCGAAGCAGAACGTGCCCGTCGAGGATGGCGACCTGCAGCGCAGCATCCGCGTGACGACCGGCTCGAAGGGCGGCACCGTGTACGCGCGCCTCAAGGCCGGCGGTGCGAAGGCGCCGCACTGGCGTTGGGTCGAGTTCGGCACGGCCGCGCACAAGATCAAGGCGAAGCCGCAGCATGCGCTGTCGTTCGGAGGCACGACGATGCGCGAGGTCGATCACCCCGGCGCGCGAGCGAAGCCGTTCATGCGGCCGGCGTTCGACTCGGCGGCTCGTGCCGCGATCGCGGCAGCGGCGGCCAAGGGGCGTGAACGGCTGACGCAGCAGGGAATCAACGTGCCCGCACCGGAGGAATCATGAGCGTCAAGGTCATTCGCGCGTTGCTGGTCGGCGCTGCGGCAATCGTGGCGCGCGTGCCGGCAGAGCGCATCGTGGCCGGCGTCGTGCGGGAGGGAACAGCGCTGCCGGCGCTCGGGATCACCGAGGTTGGCCTGGTGCCGGTCGGTGCGCTCGACGGGCAGGCGGAGTATTCGATTGTGACCAGCCGCGTCCAGGTGACTGTAATGGGACAGGCGTATCCGGACGTGAAGGCACTCATCGACCTGGTGCGGCGCGCCTGCAACTTCCAGCACGGCCAGATCGCCGGCGTCAGCGTCGTGAGCATCGTGCGCGACACCGTCGGGCCGGACCTGGACGACGACGCCGGCAATAGCTTCCAGAGCATCGACTTCAAGGTCACGTACCACGAGCAGAATTAAACGCATCAGCATCATCAACCCGGGCCCGCACAGCATTCGCTTGCGGGCCTTTTTTATTCGAAAAAGGAAGCGACATGGGCACTGGCTCGGGCGTATATAAGCAAGTTGCATACAAATCGGAAGGCGCGAACTACGGCATCATGCCGGCCGCGGCAGGCGCGCAGGCGCTGCGCCGCGTGACGTCGTCGCTGGACCTAACGAAGGACACCTACCAGTCCAACGAAATCCGTCCGGACCTGCAGGTCTCGGACTTCCGCCATGGCCTGCGCAAGGTCGGCGGCACGATCAGCGGTGAGCTGTCGGCCAAGACCTACGGCGATTTCATCGCGGCAGCCCTGAAAAAAGACTTCGTCGCCGGTGTGAACGTGAGCGGTGCGTCGATCTCCGTGGCCGGCGCCGCCGGCGCCTGGACTATCACGCGCGCGGCCGGATCCTGGCTGACCGATGGCGTCAAGATCGGCGACGTCGTGCGCCTGACCGCCGGCGCCTTCAACGCGAACAACCTGAACAAGAATGTGCTCGTGACGGCCGTGACCGCGCTGGCCCTGACCGGTGTCACCCTGAACGGCACCAGCATGACGGCCGAGGGGCCGATCGCGAGCGCGGCCTTGACGGTCTTCGGCAAGAAGTCGATGGTTCCGCAGTCCGGTCATACGGACAAATCGTTCACCATCGAGCACTGGCATCCCGACGTCGGCGCCACGGGCGCGAGCGAGGTGTACACCGGCTGCAAGGTCACGAAGATCACGTTCACGCTGCCGGCGAGCGGCATGGCAACGATCGCTGTCGAATTTGGCGGCCGCGACGCTACGCCAGGCACCGCCCAGTACTTCACGTCGCCGACGCCCGTCACCGTGACCGGCGTGATGGCGGCCGTGAACGGTGTCGTCAAAGTGGGCACCGCCACCGGCGGCACGATCACCAGCGCGAGCATCGAGATCTCGAGCGCGCAGTCGAGCGAGCAGGGTATCGGTTCGAACGTCGCCGACCAGGTCGCCACCGGCCGCGTCATCGTCACCGGCCAGGTCACGGCGAAGTTCGATTCGACCATGCTGCGCGATGCCTTTTACAACGAGACCGAGACGAGTGCCTACCTCGCGTTCACGGCCGACAACACGGCCAATTCGGACTTCATCGCGTTCGCGATCAACCGGCTGAAGGTCAACGGCGCATCGAAGGACGACGGCGAAAAGATCCTCATCCAGACGATCCCGTTCCAGGCGCTGCTGAACACCGATGGCGGCGCGAATCAGCCGGAAGACCTGACGACGATCGCCATCCAGGACTCGGCCGTCTAACCATTTCGCCGCATCAGCGGCAACCCAGGCACCGACTGGTCGCCGTCGCCTTTCGCGGGCGCGGCGGCCGGCACGGGCAGATATTTTCACCTCCGCGAAAGAGAAAACCATGAACGCACTGAACACCGCTCAACCCTCCGACCTGCTGAACAAACTGGTGGCCACCCTCGATATCGATGCATTCGACGACGTGCCGACCGGCCGCCTCGTGCTGGTCAATCCGAAAACCAAGGAGCCGACCACCACGTACATCGAGCTGGCCAGCCCGGAGCACGAGTCGCGTAAGCGCATCGACCTGGCGCGTACGCGCAAGCTGCGCGCGGAGTTCGCCGCCACCGGGAAGATGCCGTCGTCCGATCCGCTCGATGACATCGAAGACGAAACCGACTACATGGTCGCGTCCGTGCTGGGCTGGAACGTCAGCCGCGCCGGACAGCCGGTCGAGTGCACGCCGGCAAACGTTCGCGCCGTTCTTACGGATCCGACCAAGCAGTGGCTGCGCACGCAGGTGCGCGCCGGCATCCACAAAACCGAGCTTTTTATCGCCGACTCCGCGAAAGCCTGACGGGGTGCTGCCGCGCCGAGTATGAACTGGCGGCGCGGCTGGGTGACGGCGCCACGCTGCGCACACACCTGCAGCGTGTCGCGCGGAACACCGGCGAGCACGATCCGCGGCTGAATGTGGAGTGGCCGCGGCTCGGGCGCCCGCTGTGGGACGCCTTCCGGCGCATCGGGCGCTCGATGACGATGAATGGGCCGGGCCCGATCATGCCGGAGAACATCCTGGCATTCCAGCAGCTGCACGGCGTGAAGTTCACCCCGTGGGAGCTTGACGTCATCGACGCCTTCGACGCGATCGCGATGGAGGCAATGCAAAAGAAAGAATGACGGGCGCCTGATGGGTGCCCTTTTTTGATAGGGGTCCGCATGATCATTGGCGATATGGAAATCCGGCTGCGCGCCGACATCGCGCGTCTGCAGCGCGACATGGACGACGCGCGCCGGGTCGTCGGTGACGCCACGGCCGGCATGAGCCGGGCGGCCGACATGGCGAAAGCGGCGTTGGCGAGCATCGCCGGCGCTGTCGGTCTGGCCAAGATCGCCGAGATGTCGGACGAGTACTCGAAGCTGACGGCGCAACTGCGCCTGGCCACCGACAGCACGCGCGCATATGCGCAGGCCTATGCGGACGTGAAGCGCATCGCAAATTCGGCGCAAACGGATTTGGCTGCGACGGGCTCGCTGTACGCGTCGCTGTCCCGGGCAACGAAAGACCTGCACACGTCGCAACAGTCTGTAGCCGATATCACGGAAGCGGTGAACCTGTCGCTCAAGATCTCGGGCGCCGGTGCGCAGGAATCGTCGGGCGCGATCCTGCAGCTGTCGCAAGCCTTCGCCGCGGGTGCGCTGCGCGGTGACGAGTTCAATTCGGTTACCGAAGCCGCGCCGCGCCTCATGAAGGCGATTGCCGACGGAATCGGCGCGCCTGTTGGGGCGCTGCGCACGATGGCCGAGCAGGGCAAGCTGACGGCTGACCTGGTGGCGAAAACGCTACCCCAGGCACTTGGTCAGCTGCGCGCGGAGGCCGGCCAGATTCAAACTATCAGTGGTGCGTTTGCCGTTCTCAAGAACAACGTGACCGAACTCGTTGGTGTCGAAGCGCAGGCCAGTGGCGTTGTCTCGGTTGTCACCACGGGGATTAACGCTTTCGCAAACAACCTGGGCCTTGCCGCAGGCGCGATCGGTATCGTCGTTGGCGGTCGATTTATCAGCTGGCTCAGCGATGCTGCGGAACGTGCTACCGCCGCGGTATCGACCAACCGAGCACTAGTTGCATCGAACTTGGCCGTCGCAGAATCGAATGCTGTCGAGGCGACCCAGGCTTCGTTAGCCGCAAACGCCCGCTTGGCAGAGGTCCGAGCTACGACACTTGCTGCAGAGGGCAACGTACAGCTTGCACTCACCACGAATGCGCTGATTCCCGCGCAGGCGCGCGCGGCGGCGATGGCGGAGGCACAAGCCATAAGCATGGCCGAGCTCAGCGTCGCACAGCGCGCGGCCAGCCTGGGCGCGACTGCGCTTGCAGCCGGCACGTCAGCGCTGAACGGGGCGTTGGCTCTTACCGGCGGCCCGCTCGGCTTGCTCGTTACGGTATTGGGCGGTGCTGCTCTGGCATGGAGCTATTACGGCGACAAGGCCGAAGAAGCAAATGCGAAAGCCAAGGCGTCGACGGAGAAGTCGACGCAGGAGATTATCGATAGCCTGAATCAGCAGAATAGCAAACTGCGGGAGCGCATCGACCTGGCGAATCAGGGCGGCATGGGCGACATCGCGCGGCGAGGTGGCGAGGATGTCGAACGCCTCGCGAAGATGCGTAACGAAATCCTTGCACTGCAGGACAGTGTGAATGCTGGCACGGCCGGTGCGAGCGGAAGTGCGCACCTGATCGAGCTGCAGTATCAGTACACCGACCTTGCAAACGCCATTGAAACGGTAGCTGAATCCACGAAAAAACTTAACGGCGTATCAGACGCCGCCGTCGATCTTCGACAGCACCTTACCGGCGTTGGCAGCGCATACCTCACCGAACTCGCGAAGTACAAAAAAGGTCTTGATGAGGGCATGCTCAGCCAAGCCGAGTACAGCGCGCTCGTGAAGAAGCTGGCTGTCGATACGTTCAACGGTTCGGACGCCGGCAAGGCCTACGCAACGAGTGTTGAGGCCCAGGCGGGTGCCATCCAACGTGCAGCGGAGGCGCAGGGCCTGCGCAATCAGCGTGACCAAGAACATATTCAATTCTTGCGTGCAAGCGGCCAAACTGATGAGGCGGCCGCGATCGGCGCGGCGGCCGCCGCCCAGGTGAAGGACCTCAACGACCAGATCGCGGCGCAGCGGCGCCTGATGGGCGTTGAAGCGCAACGGCAGGTCAGTGCAGAGCAGCTGGCGCAGAAGCAGGCAGAAATCGCCGGCAGAATCGGCAACCTGCGTATCCAGATCGACAGCGCTCAGAAAAAGCGAGACGAAGATCTTCTGCTGCTCGAGCAGCAGAAGTATCGTCAGGCCGTGAACAATACCGCCGACCTGATCGAGGCTGCCCAAGCGGAAACGAAAGCGCAGCAGGATCGGACTCGCGACATGGGGGACGAGATTGAAGCGATCGGGCTGACGAGCAAGCAGATCGCGGAGTTGACGGCAGCGCGCCTGCGAGACCAAGCAGCTGCCCTTGATCGCCGCGCCGAGATCTCGATAATCGACGACGTGACCGATGCGTTGCGTCGCCAGGCCGATGAGCTCCGCAAACAGGCAGGGCTGACGATCACCAAGGAGGCGCTGACCCAGCAGAAAGAACTGTGGGGGCGGATCGAGAATACCGCGCACGACACGTTCATCAGCATCTTCGACAGCGGCAAGTCGGCGTTCGATCGCCTGCGCGACACGTTGAAAAACGGGCTGCTGGAACTGCTATACCAGATGACGGTCAAGCAGTGGATCTTCAACATCGGAGCGTCGGTCGGCATGACGGGCACCAGTGCCGGGGCGCAGGCGGCGAGCCTTGCGAGCGGAGGCAGCGGGGGCGGGAACTCGTTGATCGGTAACGCCATAAGCGCCGCAAATTTGTACAAACTCGCAAGCGGTGGCGTGAACACTGCTGTGGGCAGCGCAATATCCTCGGCAGGTAATTTCATCGGATCCTCGTCAATATCCGCGTTCGGATCCGGGGTTGCAAACGGGGCAGGAGTCAGCGAAGCGGCTGCGGCGTACTCGGCGGCCGGCCAGGCGTCCGTGGCATCGAGTCTTAACGCAGGAGCATCTATCGCGCCGGCGATCCCGATGATTGCCGCTACCGTTGCGTCCTACTTTCTGGCGAAAGGAATTGCCGGGCAATATAAGGTCGAGGGCATTGGTACCGCCTTGAATTACTTCGGTGCAATTGGAGGTGTGATTAACCGCGCCTTTGGCATGGGCAACAAGGAAGTTACGACGACGGGTATCAGCGGTACGCTTTCGAGCACGGGCACGACCGCGGAGAGCTACGCGAAGTGGCACCAGAACGGAGGATGGTTCCGGAGCGACAAGAATGGCACCGATAGTACGGCCTTCTCGGCGGATACGGTTGCTGCACTCACGAATGGGCTCAACCAGTTGAAGGCGGTGTCGTCGAGTTTCGCCGCGAGCCTCGGTGTGGACGCGACGTCGATTCAGGGCTACTCGAAGACCTTCAACATCGATCTGGGCAAGGACGGCAATTTATCGGACGGGATCACGAAGCTGCTCGGCACCGTTGGCGACGAGTTGGCAACCAGACTTGTTCCGAACGTCCTGCAGTTCGCCAAAACGGGCGAGACGGCATCGGCCACGTTGGAGCGCCTTGCCGGCGACTTTGATGCAACGACGCAGATGGCTCAGCTGCTGGGTAAAACAGCCGCCGAGGCATTCGGTACCGCCGGTATCGCGTCAGCAGCCGCGCGCGAGCGCCTGGTCCAGCTGGCCGGCAGCACGTCGAACCTGACGTCGATGGCGGCCAGCTACGCTCAGAACTACCTCACGGAAGGACAGCGCCTTGCGCCTGTGCGAAAGGCCGTCGACGAGGCTATGGCGGGCCTCGGCCTGGCATCGGTCACGACGCGCGAGCAGTTCAAGCAGGTCATCGACTCGCTCGATCTCACGAGCGAAGCCGGCGCCCGCCAGTACGTCTCCATGATGCAGTTGTCGGATGCCTTCGCCCAGGTACATACGACGTCTGCTGCACTGGCCAAGACCGAAGCGCAGATCACCGACGAGCGCAAGGATTTGCAAGACCAGCTGGACAAGTTGACGATGACGTCGGCCCAGCAGCTGGCCAAGCAGCGCGACGCCCTAGACGACAGCAACAAGGCGCTGTTCGACCAGGTGCAGGCTGCCCAAAAGGTGAAGGACGCGCAGGACGCTGCCAAGGCCAGCTTGGGCGACTTTATCGGGCAGATGAAGTCGTTCGCCACCACGGCCAAAAGTCTGAACAGCAGCCTCGTGTTGGGCGACCTGTCGACGCTCACGCCCGAGCAGCAGTACGCGGAGGCGCGCCGGCAGTTCGAGCAGACTCGCCAGCAGGCGGCCGCCGGCGACACTACGGCGCAGGGCAACCTGCAGTCGATCGAGCAAACGTTCCTGCAGCTGTCACAAAAGCTGAACGGCGGCGATGCGCAGTACTCGTCCGACCTGGCGGCGGTCATGCATGCCAACGACGACTTGTCCAAGTGGGCGCAGCAGCAGGTCGACGTCGCCCAGGCCAGCCTGAACGCGCTGACCAGTTCGTCCGCGACCCTCACGGATATCAACGCGACTCTGGCGGTGATTGCTCAAGATGGCCAGCTCCTGCCGGCCGCGACCGCACAAGGCGTAACGGGTTACGCCCCTGCGCCTGCAGCGATCGATTACTCGGCCATGGGCACCGGCAACATGACGGCGCTCGTGGACGAGATCAAGTCGTTGCGCGGGCAGGTGGCTGACCTGCTGGCCGAGGCAAAAGGCCGGCGCGCTGATGCGCAGCAGCAGGCCGGAGACGTGGTCAAGACGGTCGCGATGAGCGCCGATAGGGCGGCGGACAAGGTCGTTACCGGCGGCCGTCAAGCTGCTACCGACGTCGCCTGGCGTGCGAAAAACTCAACCAGGAATCCATCTTGATAACTGATGCGCAATTTGCTGCGTGGCTGGGTGATTCCGGCGCGCAGCGGGTGACGCTGTTCGAAGTCGGTGCCAAAAGCGCCGGCATCGACGTCACCCGTTACCTTTCGACCGATCCGTACATCGCCTCGGCCACAACGCCGTATCTGGCTGTCGTCGCTGGCGGCCTCCAGGTGACCGAATCGATTTCGATGGTTTCGGAAGCCAGCTTGTCGGCCGGCGACATTGAGCTGTACAACGCGGACGGCTCGCTGGACGGTTGGCTCGATGACGTGTGGGTCAACCAGCCGGTGAACGTCTTCGTCGGCGACGTGCGGTGGAGCAGGGCGGACTTCCGCCAGGTCTTCGCCGGCACGGTCATCGACATCGATTGCAAGTCGCGCGACCGGCTCAACCTGCGCCTGACCAACAAGCTGGAGCGCCTGAATACGCCGGTTACGGACGTGAAAATCGGCGGCAGCGCGACCAATCCGGACGCGCTGGTGCCGGTGCTGCTGGGCGAATGCCACAACATCGCTCCCCCGCAAACGAACCCGAACACGAACGAGCACGCTTTCGGCGGCAACGAGCGGCTGATCGAGACCCGGCTGGACGGTGTTCCACGTGACGTCACCGTAAATCTTGCCGCCGGCCGCTTCACGTTCAACTCGGCCGTCGGTGCCGGCCAGGTCACATGCAGCGCGCAGGGCGTGCGCTACAACGGCGTGTATGTGAACACGATCAGCCAGCTGGTGCAGTGCCTGGTCACGCAGTACGGGAAGGCGACGACCCGTTTCGCCGCGGCGGATCTCGACGTCGCGCAGCTTGCCGCATTTGACGCCGCGAACCGGCAGCCAGTCGGCCTGTGGCTGACCGAGCGGACGAACGTGCTCGTCGCCTGCCAGCAGCTGGCCAGCAGCGTGGGCGCGCAGCTGGTGCCGTCGATGACCGGCAAGCTGCGCCTGATCCAATTCGCGATCCCGACGTCAGCAACGACCGAGATCCGACCGTCGCAGCAGCTCGACAACAGCATCACGATCGCCAATCGAACGACCGTGGCCGCGGCCGTCAAGATTGGCTACTGCCGGAACTGGACCGAGCAAGACAACCTGCAGACGTCGCTGCCGCCGGCGCACAAGGCCATGTACGGGCAGCCGTGGCTGTCGGTCACGTCGGTCGACAGCGCGGTGCAGGCAACGTACAAGCTCGACGCCGAGCCCGACCTGGTGGAAACCTGTCTGCTGCGCAAGACCGATGCGCAGGCCGAGGCGGATCGCCGCCGCGACATCGTCAAGGTGCCGCGCACGACATATCGATTCGAAGCGACGCCGGACCAGCTGCTCGTCGAGCTGGGCCAGGCGGTGAAGCTTTTCAGTAACCGCTTCGGCCTGGCCGCGGGCAAGGTCGGTATCGTGACCTCGCGCACGGTCGACTGGAGCACCCTTCGTTCAACCCTGGAGGTGACCGTCTGATGGCGGAAATTGTCAACGATCGCGACGTGCTGCTGCAGGCGGCCAGCGTCAGGAAGCTGACCACCGCCGGCGTGGCCGTCGTGCCGACGCCGTCGAGCTACAACTTTTACTTGCGCGCCGACGGCTCCCATGGCCCGGATTACGTCCGGATCTCGGTGGCGACGATCCTGTGCGATGGCCCGTTCACGTTCGCGGTGCAGGGCGCCGCCAAGCTGAGCAACGTCACCGCGACGACGGCCGACATCGCCTTCGCCGACATGACCTCGTTGCTGGCGATCGTGACCGTCACCGCGGCGAATGCCGGCACGCCCGTGCAAGGATCGTGTGTGGTCGGCGTCGTCTCCGATGGGCAGGCCGGGCAAGGCGGCGCGCGTGGCGCGGGCATGTATTACGCGACCGGCGGCGCCTGGTCGAACAGTGTCGCGGCAGCGGCATGTCCGGGTGGCGTCCCGATTGCCGGGGACGTTGTCTGTATTTCAAACAGCACGACGTACACCCTGACCAAAAAATACGATGGCTCGACTTGGGCGCCGCTGGGCGGTGTGTACGACGGCAGCCTTTTCGTGACCGGTTCGATTCTGGCGTCCGCGCTTGATACCCGCGGCATTGTGGTGCGTGACCTGCAGGGAAATCCCATCGTTGGCGTCGGTCAGCCCCTGCAGGCCGCCTACTTCGGCGCCACCGTTGGCGGCGACAACCTGTGCCCGAACAGCTCGTTCGAAGTCGCGTCGAACGGGGTCATGGCTGATGGCTGGGGAATCTACAACAACAATGCGTCGGGCGAGCCGGCGACATCCAGCATTGAGGCCGGTCGTCTCGGCGGAAAGGCCCTGGCGATTTCGTGGACTCCAAGCCACGTCAGCGAAAAGGGCATCATGCGGTCCGGCGCGGTACCACAGTGGGTACCGAACGCCACGTACATCATCAGCTTCTACGCCAGGACGTCGAACCTGACGAGCACGTCCAACATGGTGCCGCGCTGGAATGTGCAGCCGACTTCGACGGTCGCGCTCATGAACCCAAACCTGTCGACGGCATGGCAGCGATACGCTTTCAAGATCACCTGGGGTTCGTCGGTTGAGACGGTCGGATCGGTGTACCTGAGCATTGCCAGCGGTAGCGGTGGCGGCAACGTGCATTTCGACGACCTCATGATCGTCGAGGGTGACGTGCTACCAGCCTATTACCCGAGCGCGGCCGAGGCGCTGGCTGCGGCAAACGCGGCTACCGCTGCGATCACGGCCATCAGCAGCGACAACATCCTGTCGAAAGGCGAGAAGCTCGCAACGCGTAAAGAGTACGAGACCATTAATGCGGAAGCGGCAGTTCTCATACCGCAAGCCGCCAATCTCGGGGTTGACTCTTATGCTTACAGTGTTGCCTTTCAGGCGCTCAGCAGCTATTTGGTCAGCCTTGGCACAAGCAGCAGCGACTGGTATGACGCTTCAAAGGACACTCCAATCGATGGCGCCGTCTTCCGCAAGAAGTTCACCGACTGCTACAACACCAAGCAGGCGCTCATTAGCGCAATGGACGCCAAGGCCAGTACCACTTCGACTTGGGCCGGCACGGTAGGTCCGGGTAAGCCGGCTGACAACGCCACGTCGGACGTGGCTTTGTATGTTCAAGGCTCCATGACGCTGACAGGCAATAAAGCCGCCAAGAATGCAGGAAGTGGGAATGCTTGGGACTCAAGCGTCTACACCTTGAATGGGTATGCCGGTGGTGCGTATGCCGAAGCCCGTATGGACATTGTCGGGGACCTGATGTTTGGGTTGAATAGCGACCCAACCACAGATTCATGGTACGGGTCCATCGACTATGCCATTTACACTACGTCAGATGGGCTACTCCGCGCTTATTCCAATGGAACCCCTCTCAACGGAAATAACTCGATCGGTAATTATGCTGCGGGTGACGTCCTGGGGGTGAAGTTCGACGGCAGCAATGTCTTCTTTTGCAAGAATGGAGTATCGCTATGGAGCGTGGCGACCAGTGACGGCAATGTCCTCTATTTGGATAGCTCATTCTATGTCGCAGGTACTTCGCTATCGAACATCCGATTTGGCCCGCTGACGAATAACTCCGCTGGTACGGCGGCCTACAACGCTCTGCCTGGTATCAACAGTGCGCTTGCCTCGAAACTGAGTGCGGGAACGCGCAACGTTTTGGCAGGAGGTGCAGGTATTACTGCGGGAACGCTGACGTGGGATGGCTCGGGCAATTACACGGGTGGTTACGGTGTGGCCATCAATAATCGCGGCATCGTTGCGTACAACACGAGCGGAAGCAACACGTTCTACCTGAGTGCATCGGATGGTACGGCCGCATTCGCCGGCACTATATATGCTCAAGCCGGCACTATCGGCGGTCTGACCCTTGCCAATGGCGCGCTGTGCAATGGCTATTACGGAGGGTGGGACTGGACCGCCAAGGCACCCGGACCCGGGTTCTTAATCCACCCGAACGGCATGCTGTTTGGCGACCCGAATGACGCCAACTACGGGTACGTGCAGATCGGTGCCAACGGCTACCTCTCCATGCCGGGGTTCACTTACTCGGGCCGACAACTGACCCTGAGCAGCCCGATTCTCGTCAATCCGAAAACGCAAACATCGTTCTCGGCATCCATCGCAACGGTTCGGATCACAAACCAGACGCCAAACGTCCGGGTGACAACAGGCATTGGCGTGAGCCTGTCCGGTGGCTCGGGGGCCAGCGGCTACAGCTACCAGTGGGTTTTCAACTCCGACACCGGCGGCGGCAGCAACGCTATCAACGCCACGGGGCTGTTGTCCAACCCGTCGCTTTCGATCACAGCGCAGTGCTCGGCGGGCTGGTACTACGCCAGCGCATCCGTCACCGTCACGGACATTGCCACTCGGGCGACGGCGACGGCAAGCGTGCGTATTTCCATTCAATTCGGTTCTGGAGCAGAAACCTGATGAACAAGTGCTTTTTGACTGTCCGCGAATCGGACAACCTGATCACGGGGTGCATGTGGCAGGACGATCCCGACGACGGGCCAGTCATCCCGCAACACGATGCCCCGTACGGCACGGTCCTGGTCGACCCGCCCGAGCCGTTCACGCGGGACGGGCGGCGCGACACCGAGATGGCGTACCTCGTCGAGGGCCAGATCGTGTGGCAGGACACGCAGCCGCTGGGCGACGCCATCGTCGACGCTGTGGCCTCGATCGACACTGCAGCCGACGTGGCGCGCATGGAGGTGATCGCGCGCCAGACCAACACGACGGAGTACCAGCGCGCGGAAGCGCAGGCACGGGCGTTCAAAGCCGCCGGCTATCCGGACGACGACATCCCGTCGTGCGTCGCCAGCTGGGCCAAGGCGAAGCGCCGCGACGGCTGGACTGCGCGCCAGGCCGCCGACGACATCATCGTCACGGCCGACCGCTGGTACGGCGTGCTCGACGCCATCCGCGAGCTGCGCCTGTGCGCGAAGGAAGACGTGCGTCACGCCGCCGGCAACGGCGACGTCGCCGCGCGCGTCGCGCAGTTCGACGCCGACCTGTCTACCCTGATGAAAGGAACCGCATGAGCAACATGCGCATCGTCTACGACAACGCGGCTGATCGCGCGACCGTGACCGCCAGCAGCACGGCCGGCGCGCTCGTCGTCGCCAACCTGCTGACGGACCGGAAGTCCGACGTGTGGCGCGCGACGGGGCCGGCGGCGTCGATCTATGCGGCCTGGCCGGCGGCGGAGACCATCCAGGCCGTCGCGCTCCCGTTCTGCAACCTGTCGCCCACGGCCACGATGCGCGTGCGAGTGACGAACGAGCCGCCAGCGACCAACGTGCTGACGGCGCCGAACGACTTCACCAACGCGGCGTGGACGAAAACGAACCTGTCGGTGGCGGCCGGCGTCGCCGGGCCCGACGGGGCGAACAGCGGCACGACGCTGACCGCCACGGCGGCCAACGGCGAGATCAAGCAAACGCGCACGGTCGCGGCCGGCGCCAACGCCTCGTCGATCTTCGTACGGCGCCGCGCTGGTTCGGGCGCCGTGTCCATCCGGAACGCGGCGAACACGGCGTGGATTCCGCTGACCGGACTGTCGACCACCTGGACACGCTACGCCAACGACAGCGGCGCCACCGGGACCAGCGCCCTGGTCGACGTGCTGATCGCGACGTCGGGCGACGCGGTCGACGTGGCGTTCGCGCAGCTGGAGGCCGGCGCCGTCAGCTCGTACTGCCCAGGCACGCGGCCGCTCGGCTACATCGACACCTGGCAGTCGTACGCCTACGACAGCGGCGCACAGCTGGCATGCCCGGCGCCTGCGCTCCGGCCGCGCGGCTGGACGGCAGCGCAGGCAGCCAGCGCGTACGCATACGGCGGCGGCGCCTACGCGCGTGCGTGGCTGCCGGCCGCGCTGCAGGCGTACGGTCTGGCCGTAGACATCGTCGACGTAAACAACCTGCAGGGCTACATCGAGGCCGCGCAATTGGTGGCCGGTCCGTATTGGGCGCCAACGTATAACGCGTCGAAAGCCTCGATGACGCCAGTCGACACGACTGAACTTTACCGGACCGGCGCAGGTAATCAAGGGGCCCAAGCCGGGTACATATACCGGCGCGTGCCAGTCGATCTCTCACTGATGCCGCCTGCTGATCGCATGGCGTTCGTGAACATTCTTCGCAACAGCCGCGCGTATCCGCTGCTCGTTAGCGTGTTCCCGGAGGTGCCCGACCTGGCGCTGGAGCGCGACCACATGGTCTACGGCCGGCGCAGCAAGGATTCCGACATCGCGATCGAGTACGCGACCACTTATTCAACCACCATCGAAATCGAGGAGACGTGATGGCGAAGTTCAAAGCAGCCTTCTACAAGGGCACACACCCCGGCGTGGCTGGCGTCTACAACCGCCTGGTGCGTTGGTGGACGCGCAGCCAGTACTCGCACGTCGAGCTGATCTTCTTCGACGGCGGCCCGGGCGCCGATAGCCAGGCCGCTTCCTCGTCCTACATGGATGGCGGCGTGCGGTTCAAGTGGTTCACGTTCGACCCGGCGCTGTGGGACTTCGTCGACGTGCCGGGCGCGCTGATGCTGCCGGCGCTGGCGTGGTTCGACAAACACGAAGGAACAGCATACGACCTGCTGGGGAACATGCACTTCGTGCTGTCGGCCGTTGGCGACGACAGACGCAAGTGGTTCTGCTCGGAGGCCGTCGCGGCCGCGCTCGGCATTCCGGATCCTGAGCGATTCGACCCCGGGACGCTGCACGCGGCCCTCAGCTTCATCAACCAACCCGCTTCGGCGGGTTTTTCTTTTTCCGCACCTACCAAATGAAGGCGCAAAACATGAGTGAACCAATTTCCGGCGCAGCTGCCGGCGTAGCAGGCTGGAAGCTGCTGTCTGGCCTGGCCGCCACCGGCGCCGTCGGTGCTGGCTTCGCGGCATTTGTTGTCATGAGCATGACGAAACCCAAGGACGAGAAGGAATGGCGTGTCGCGCTCGCCAGCACGCTCGTCGGCTCGATCGGCGGCGGCGCCGCGCTGGTGCGCTACCTCGGCATTCAGCACTGGGCCGACGATCCATTCGGCATGGTCGCGATGCTCGCCATCGTGTTTGCCTGCGGCCTGCCGGCCTGGGCGCTTGTGCGCGCGCTGTTCGCGTACCTGAACAAGCGCCGCGACGCCGACATCACCGAGATCATCGCCGACGGCGCGCAGGTTGTCAAAACCATGAAGGATGCCATCTGATGACGCCCGCCGAATTCATCGATCAGATGCTGCCGGGCGCGCGCCTGTGCCAGCGCACGAGCGGCATCCCGGCGTCGTTCACGATCGCGCAGGCCGCGCTCGAAACCGGCTGGGGCAAGGACGCGCCAGGGAACAACATTTTCGGCATCAAGGCTGATGCCGCCTGGAAAGGGCCAACGGTCCAGTTCCAAACGCGCGAAGTCATCAAGGGCACGAACATCCGGATCATCGGCACGTTCCGCGCCTATCCGAACTGGTCGGCCTGCATTCAGGATCGAGCGCAGTTCTTCCTGCGTAATCCGCGCTATGCGAAGTGCTTCCGCGAAAAGACGGGCGAGGGCTGGGCACGTGCCGTCGCAGCCGCCGGCTACGCCACGGACCCGCACTATGCAGAGTCGCTGATCGCCGTCATGGACGGCCGCAAGCTGCAGCGCTACGACGCCTTGCCCGCCGAGGTGACGCCGTGAGCCGTGGGGGATGGCTGATCGCCGACGTGCTCGTGTTCGCGCTTCTCGTGGTGGGCGTGACGCTCGGCGCGCGCTACTACCTGCACGCGCGGTACGACGCGGGGTACGAGGCCGGCCACGCCGCGGCGATCGCCGAGCGCGCGCGGGCCGACGACGCAGCCGTGCGGCGCCGGCAGCAGGACAACACCGCGCTGGCTGCCCAGCAGGCGGCCAGCAACGCAACCATCACGGAGAAAAAGCATGAAGAAGTTCAGCCTGTTCGCGAGCGCATTGTTACTCAGCGCGTGTACGTCGGCGCCGCGGTATGTGGTGACGGACCTGCCGCCCCCTCCGAAGCGCAAGGCACCGCCGGCGGCGACGGCGCCGATCCACCCGGCCGGCTGGTTCGACCAGACGTTGAGCGAGATCTTATCGCGCTGAAGCTGGCCGTCGAGGAAGACCTCGCGACTGGGCGCGCGTGCCAGGCCGTGCTGCAGGCCGAAGGCATGGTGCCGTGATGGATCTGCACGTCATCATCCCCGGCCGCGCGCCGGACCTCGTAGTGCGCGTCGTCGACGGCCGCCCGGTCATCATGCCGCCGGCGCGGCCCGTTCCAGCACCGCCCATCCCCGCCGCGCCGACGGCCGGGTGAGCACGCGGAGAGCCGTGCGAATTGGCACGCCCAGTTCGCGCAGCGCGTGCGCTGCTCTCTGCTGCCCGGTGCTGGGCAGGCCATGTATCACAGCGTCGATGTAGCACTGTGTGCGTCGGTCGGTTCGTCGGTCCATTTCACAATCCTGGCACGATACACGACACACTGTTTGAGGCGGATCAATTGTCGGAGCTATACTGTACAAAAATACAGTATTTCGAAGAGGCAACCATGCTCCAGTCCGCCGCCGTCCCATCGCCCGAATCACTCCACCCGTCGTTGTGGCGCGCCGACCAACTCGCGCGCGCGACCACGCGCTGCGTCGACACCGGGCACGCGACGCTGTCCGCGCAACTGCCGGGCGGCGGCTGGCCGATGGGCACGCTGGTCGATCTGCACGTGCAGCAGCCGGGCATCGGCGAGATGCGCATGCTCGCGCCGGCGCTGCGCCAGGTCGCGGACCAGCGCGTCGTGCTGCTGCAGCCGCCGCACCCGCCCCAGGCGCTCGCTCTGGCCGCGCTGGGGCTGTCGCCGTCGTCGGTGATCTGGCTCCGCAGCGAGCGCACCGCGGACGCAATGTGGGCGGCCGAGCAGGTACTGCGCAGCGCGAGCTGTGGCGCCCTGCTGTTCTGGCCAGATCAGGCCGGCGCCGGCGGCCGGCAGCGGACGGCGCGTCCTGAGCAGTTGCGCCGGCTGCACCTGGGCGCGCAGGCCGGCGAGACGCTGTTCTTCATGATGCGGCCGCTCGCCGCCGCGCAGGACGCATCGCCGGCGCCGCTCCGGCTCAGCCTGCGGCCGGCGCCCGGCGGTATCAACGTCGGGTTCGTGAAGCGGCAGGGCCCGGCGCGCGACGACGCGCTGTTCCTGCCGATGCCGTTCGAGCACATTCGGCCGGCGCAGCCACAGCGCAAAACGGTGCCGGAACGTGTGTTCACCGAAGTCGAAACCGTATAAAAATCGCTTCCGCAACCACATCAGCGGCTCGTATCGAAACAACCCCTTAGACGCTACTAAGATAGCGATACTGCGGAACAAAATTTCTTGGAAGTATATGATTTATATAGAAAAGATCATAGACTTGAAAACTGCCGACGGGGGAACCCGTTCGTGAGTTCGAATCTCACCGCTTCCGCCAAGAAACAAAAGAAACCGCCCTAAGGCGGTTTTTTTGTTTCTTGGCGGAAGCGAGGAGGGCGCCTGCGCGCCC